CGGTCGGGACGGCGCCCCCTGGGCCCCCAGCGGCGGCCCCTCCTTCGGAGACCAACCGCCGTTTTAAACCGCGCGGCAACCATCACCTCAGAACCACCCCAAATCGTCACGCTATGGGGTCTAGAACAGCCGAACAAGCCGCGCACGCACTCGCGGACACCTCGAACTTTTTAGGCCCGCAAATCACCCCACACGAGACATAAGGAAAACCAATGAACGACCACGCCCACGACCTCGACCAAGCCCTGTGGACAGCGCACCTCATCTATGACGATGAAGCCCAAGAAATTGACTCATGGGGTGACTTCTACCGGCTAGCAATCGTCACCGGGGCAATAGAGCCCGTCACGCGCAACGGCGTCCTCTACTGGGAGGAGGCGGTTAGCAGTCTTATCTACATGCTCGCCTTCACCATGCGATGGGCCAGAGCGTACGGCGTCGCCGACCCTGACGAAGCGGTGAGGGACAGGCACGACAGGCAGGCCGAATCTGGCCCGTGTGACTCTGGTCCGCGTCGCCTATGGACACAGGCCCTCATCGATGCCGGTGACTCACTCGCCCACAACCTGGACGCACAAGATCGCGACGCGATCGCCGGAGACCTGATTGAGATCGCTTGGCTCGCCGCCAAGGCAACGCAATGGGCGAACGACCAAGAGCGGAAGAAGGAGCAGGCATGAGCGCCCACATCCTCGACCCAGCCCTCGCCAAGATCCTCGCCCTTCCTGGCGCCCCCTACCGAGACCAGCCCCCTATGTGGCTGATCGGCACCCTGTATAAGTCCGCCGGCTTCGCCGTCGTCGCAGCACACAACGGCGCCACCCACGCAACTGGCACCTACCTCGCCGACGCCGCCGACATCGCCATGGAGTGGGTCGCTGACGTCATCGCCGCTGACTGGGCCGTGAGCGGAACCCACCCGAGCCTTGACAACATCGCCGACCTGATCCGCGACGAGTACGACCGCGCCCACACCAAGCACGCAGGACGCACTCCCGCCAACCCGGCCATGAGCGACCACGACCGGGCCGCCATCCTCCTTGAAGAGATCGGAGAGGTCGCACGCGCCCTCACCCCCGACGCCCACACCCCCGTAGGCCACGCCGGAAACCTCGCCGAGGAACTCATCCAGACCGCCACCATGGCCGCCGCCTGGCTCCAGCACCTCATCAACCAGGAAGAGGAGGAGCAGGCATGAGCCCGCTTGGCTTGTGGGTCGGTCTTGTCCTATTCGCCTCGTTCGTTTGCGGTACAGCCGTGGTCCTCGGTCTCCTCGCCCGCACTGCCTGGCGAGTCCTCGCCTGGGGGCTACGGAGATGGAAGCCGCGCAAGATCAATAGACGCCAGACGGGCCTCCTAGCCGCTTCATTAGCTGGCGGCGCCAACGGGGCCACGTTCACCGTGGGGCCTGTCCACGTCGTGATCCTCGCCGAGGACCCGAACGACTGGGATGAATCGGCTTACTGGTCTGTGCGACAGGTCCTGGCAGACCTGGGGCACGCCCAACAGCCTTGCCACGCCGACACCCTCATCCACCTAGCCAGCCAGGAGACACCATGACCGTGTTCCTGTTCTGGCACCGATGGTTCGCCTGGCACCCCGTCGGTACACCCGACCGGGGCCTGGTCTGGCTCCGCTACGTGTGGCGAGCACGCTGCGTCCGCAACGACGGCCGCCTGCTATGGGGCTACGTCGCCACCGACGAAGGTAAACGAACGATCCATGAACTCTCCAACATCAGCACCCGCCCAACTAGATAGGACACGACCATGAGCGACCAGACCCGCCAGGCCCTCCAAGACGCCATCGCCGCACACGTCCAGGACGAGTTCCCCGGCGACGCCCTCGGTGAATGGACACTCGCTACAGAAGTCCTCACCCAAGACAGTGACGACGTCATCCTCCACATCGAGATCGACGGAAACTCCTTCGCCGCCCTCGCCTCAGCAAGCATCATCGCCGGAATACGAGCACACGAAGCCGACAACGACTAACCACAACCGACCACCACACAACCCATCACCCCATCGGCACCCATAGTCAACTACTATCGCCGATGGGGTGAACCCACACCCGCCCAGACAGGAGGAGCCCACGTGCACGACACCCACCTGCTCACCGACCTCACCCACTGGCTCCCCGAACTCATCACACTCGAACAGGCCCGCGGCGGGCTACGCTCCCCCCGCGCGGGACGAGGAGGCGGAGACACTGAGGCGCGTGTGCCTTTCGGAATCATCATTGATGACCCCACCAAGCCAGCCACCGCCACCACGGCGGACGGCATCATGGCGTGGGCAACCGCGCGGGCTGAGGGCGTCTATGCGGACAGAGCCAAGCCCACTATCGGGCCAGCCGAAAAGCCTGACGCTGACCCGCTCGCCTACCTCACCCACCTAGCCAGGTGGGGGGCCGCGCACTTCCTCGCCTGGGATGACCTCATCGAGGAGGCCACCACAATCCGAGCCCGCGTCGCCCGCCGCACCGGACACGCCCCCATGCGCGTCGGGTGGTGCACCTGCGGCGGCGCCCTGTGGCGACAGGACAGCCCCCACGGCCTGTCCGACTGGATGGTGTGCGACGGCCCCGCCGAGCATTTTTTCAAAGATGATGCCCACTATCGAGCCTGGTACCTCGCCACCGTCCGCCACACCACCGAACCCGGCCACATGCTCCGAGGCCGTCAGATCCTCACCATCTGGCCCACCCTCGACAGGCGCACCCTCGAATCGTGGGCCAGGCGAGGCAAGGTCACCCGCGACAGTGCCGGACGATACGACCTCGCCACCGTCAACACCCAAGCACACCTACTGTCACGCAAACAGGCTGCGTGATATAGTGCAGACATTCCGGGCGTCAAGCGCGCCCAAAAACAACCCCGACACCACAACGGTGCCGGGGTTTTCTCACGCCTGCCACCGGTGTGCGCGCGTCCCACCACCCAGACGGGGCGCACGGGAGAGACGCGGGCCGGGTCCGACTCCCGGCGCAGGCACCGAGCCAACCCATGCGGGCAGGCTCGACCCGGGAAAGGATGCCCCGGGAATGAGGGGAGACGGGTCCCCGCCCCAGCCACGTGCAGAGGTGCCGGGGCGGGGGCCGTCACACCCTCAGCACTGGGGCCTACCCAGCGACTCCCTGTCGTTCGACGGGCAGCCCCTATCAAGGCACACCCGCTCAAGCGTGTACTCACGACGCCCATCCGGCACGTCTAGCGACCGCTCGCGCACCGGCACCCGACGCAGCCGAACCGGGCCACCACAGGCCCGGCACGGCGCCTTCATCTCGTCATCCCCCACAACCCCACCTCTCAGATCCTTGGAGTCTGTCGCGGATACCAGCCCGCGCCGCTTAGCGCGCTGACCGGCATTCATCGCCGCCTGCCTGGAACCGACGCCCATCGCTAGAGCAATCTCGTCCCAGCTATGCCCGGCCTCGCGAGCCTTCCAAGCCAGTGCCGCCCGCTTATCAAGCAGTCCTTCCCGCTCCCTCAGTGCGGCAGTGGTAAGCCGGATCTCATCAAGAACATCCATAACCACCACCATACATGCAGGCTCATACCTCAAGAGCAGTCCGGTAGCCGGTGATGGCACGGAAGATCGCAGTCTGGAAGGCGTCAAATGAGGAGCCCTCACCCTCCGCCTCCCAGCGTCGCCCACGGTCGTCGTGAGCGGTGGCCGTGATTTCGCCTCGCGCGGCGACCACTGTCACCGTGTAGGTGCCTCTAGGGACCTCAATGATCCAGTAGCGCGCCCCCTGTGCGTCTGTCCCGCGACTGACCATGCCGCGATACATGGCGGCGTCGTCCGCTGTAGTGTCCGGGTCGCCGTAACCACCTGTAGGGCAGAGGGTGGCGAAGGCATTGGCGATGCGGTCGGCAATGGTGGCCATGGCGTACTCCTATGGTGAGGGAAGGGCGGCCTCTTCCGGACAACTCAATATAATCACCACTTGACAGAGCGTGTCAAGAGGTGATTATATTTTGGCGTCGAAAGGACACACATGCCGACCACCGTCAAAGGCCAACCCACCAGCGCCGAAGTCAGACAAGCCCTCGCAAAAGAAGGCCGCCCCGTCCTGGTATCCATGAGCCTCGGAAAAGATGCCATAGCGACCGAGTTGGCCCTACAGGAATCCGGCATCTCCACCAAACTCGTCTTCCTCTACCTCATCCCCGGACTCCCATTCGTCGAGGACACCCGCAAGCGCCTCGAAGATGACCTCGGCAAGACCATCCACCAATATCCCCACCCAAGCCTCTTCCGGCTCCTCAACGCCCTGGTGTTCCAGCCACCAGAGCGGTGCGCCGTCATCGAGGCCGCCCAGCTCCCAACACCCACCTATGACCAGACCTGGGAACTCATCAAAGATGACCTAGACCTGCCTCAAGACACCTGGCAGGCCGATGGCGTCCGCGCCGCCGATAGCATCGTCCGCCGCGCCTCACTCACCAAGCATGGCGTCATGAAGCGCTCTAACCACAAGGTCAGCCCCATTCATGACTGGCTCAAGGGCGAGGTCATGGACTGTATCGACAGACATGGGGTAGCCCTCCCTATTGATTATGAGTGGTTCGGACGATCATTCGATGGCATCGACTACCGCTTCCTAGCGCCGCTGAAGGAGCACAGCCCCCGCGACTATGCCCGCGTCCTGGACTGGTTCCCTCTGGCTGACCTAGAGATCTTCCGCCACAACATGCAGGAGGCAGCGTGACAATCCCCCGCCCCAAGGTCCAGCGCCCCGCCCGGCCTGCCCGCCCGCGCCGCCCCATCCGACCCGAAAGGCCATCAGATCCCACACCGGACCCACTCGCCAATGTGGACTACACAGGCGACCTCTCCGAGGACTCACAGCGTGAACTCACTGCCCTAGAGGAGGGATACCGAGAGCGCGCCAAGAATGAGGCCAAGCGCTTCACCGCCGCCACAGATTCCGAGTACTGGTTTGCCGCCTGTTTCTCAGACCGCGAGGAGAAGCAGCGATTCCTTAGCGCAATCGGACTAACTGGACATTCAGCGCCGGACAAATACATCACAGGTCGACAGCTCGCCGCCGCACTAGGTATCACCTACTAGCCCACAGCCTCGCTCACTGGCTCAGTCGGAGCGGGGCTGTCCCATGTCCGCTACCTGTCCCAGAGAGGAGGAGACATGCGAGGAGCAATGCGCCGTTCCAGCGCCGGACGCACCTACCAGCGCAACGCAACCATTACCCGTCGCGGCGCCAGCCGCCGGGCGTTCTCGGCATCTCGGTCCCGGTCGTCCGGATCCTGACCATCCCTGTCGGCCCCTCACCCAGGAGGTGAGGGGCCGACACACTCAGCGCCCCAGGAGGGAAGCCCTATGCCCCGCAAGTCCGCCAAGGCCACCGCGAAGGAAGCAGACCGCCTCGCCAAGGCCAACGAAGCACTCGACCTGCGGAAAATGGGGTACTCCTACCGAGCCATCGCCGAAGACCTCAACGTCTCGGTCAGCACCGCCCACAAGTACATCCAGGACGCGCTCGCCGCCATCACCAAGGACAGCGCCGAGCAGGTCCTCACCCTCCAGCTAGAGCGCTACGACGAACTGCTTGCCGTCCACTACGCCCACGCTCTCGACGGAGACCCTCTCGCCACAGACAAGGCCCTGGCCATCATGTCCCGCATTGAACGCCTCCACGGTGTCAACGGCCCTGGCGCGCAGGACGGCACTGAGAAGGTCAAGAGCCTCCTTGAACAGCTCCTAGAGACCCCTGCCGCCGATGCCTCTGTCCAGTAAGCAGGTCGCCGCGATCAAGGCGTCCACGACGGTCAACCACTTCACCATCTGGAACGGCGCCATCCGAGCCGGCAAGACATTTTCCAGCCTCCTCGCCTTCCTCAAGTGGCTCCCAGACGCCCCCGCCGGCCCGATCGCCATCATCGGCAAGACCCGCACCACAATTGGCCGCAACATCCTCGACGTGATCGAGCAGATCGACCCGCGCGCCATCACCTACTACACCGCCAAGTCCGACCACGCGATCATCATGGGCCGCAAGATCGAGCTCATCGGAGCCAACGACGCCCAAGCCGAGTCAAAGGTCCGAGGCCTCACCCTCGCCGGCGCCTACGTCGACGAAATCACCCTCCTACCCGAAGCGTTCTTCGTCCAGCTCACCGGCCGCCTGTCCGTGCCCGGCGCCCGACTGTTCGGCACCACCAACCCCGACAGCCCCGCCCACTGGCTCAAGACCAACTACATCGACCGAGCAGACGAACTCAAGTGGGGAGTCTGGCACTTCACCATGGACGACAACCCCGCACTAACGCCGGAGTTCGTCGCCGCCAAGAAGCGAGAGTTCACGGGCCTGTGGTACCGGCGCTTCATCCAAGGCGAATGGGTATCCGCCGAGGGCGCCGTCTACAACATGTGGGACCCCGCCAAGCACGTCACCCCATGGGCTGACATCCCGCCCCTACGCGAGATCATCAGCGTCGGCGTGGACTACGGAACCACCAACGCCACCGCCGCCGTCATGCTCGCACAAGGCCGCGACGGCATCATCTACGCCGTAGACGAATGGCGCGTGGACTCCACAGACACCACCCGATACACAGACGGCGAACTATCCGCCGGGCTAAGGGCCTGGCTCGCCAATGGTGACCACTACCCGGACAGGCCCGGCCAGAAACCCACCTGGCAGCCGCGCTACACCATCCTCGACCCCGCCGCCGCCTCATTCCGCGCACAGCTGGCCAAGGACGGGCAACGCACTATCCCCGCCGACAACACGGTCAACGCCGGCATCGCACTCATCGCCACCGGCCTATCCCAGGGCTGGATCAAGATCAGCGACCGCTGCCAAGCCCTCATCAAGGAGTTCCCCGGCTACTCCTGGGACCCCAAGGCCACCGCCGCCGGGGAGGACAAGGTCATCAAGACCGCCGACCACTCCCTCGACGCGCTGCGCTACGCCGTCTACACCACCGAAGCGGCCTGGCACCGACACCTACCCAAGACACCATAAGGAGGCCCCCCGCATGGAGGCGTGGACACCGACCCCCGGCCAGACATGGCCCCCCAAGGACCACGGTCCCCTGTGGAAGCCCCTGACCGTCTGGGAGGCGTGGTGGACCGGCCAGCCCGACGCCCTACGCGCCGCCATGACCCAGGCTAGCCAGGTCCCCGCCAACCACCCCTCCCAGTACCGGGGAGGCATCGTCGGAGCCGTCGCCCGCACCTTCTGGGGCCGCCCCCTCAACCAGGCGGACCGCCCCAGCCGCAGCGACCTCCACCTGCCCCTGGCCGCCGACATCGCACGCACCAGCGCCGACCTCCTCTACGCCGACGCCCCCACCATCACCAGCCAGGACAAGACATCCCAGGCTGTCATTGACGCCATGGTCGATACCGGCCTCATTGAGACCCTCACCGAGGGTGCAGAACTAGGGGCAGCCCTCGGTGGCCGCTACCACCGCGTGACCATCGACCCCACCGTTGACGACGGCCGCCCCTTCATCACCACGCACGGCCCCGATGAGGTCATCCCGACCTTCACCTGGGGACGCCTGACCGCCGCCACCATCGTGGAGACCATCACCGACGACGACACCACCCAGATCGTGTGGCGCCACATGGAGCACCACTACCTCGACCCCGCCGGATACGGCCACATCCGCCACGACCTGTGGAAAGGCGCCCGTGACACCCTCGGCACCCTCGTCCCCCTGACCGACCGGCCCGAAACCGCCGGCCTACAGGTCAACGCCGACGCGGAATGGACCGGCCCCCTCACCCCCGGCCTGGCCATCGCCTACATCCCCAACGTCACCCCCAACAGGGCCTGGCGCAAGCACCCCATTGGCCGCAACCTCGGACGCCCCGACATCGACGGCCTCACCCCCCTTCTGGACGCCCTGGACGAGGCCTGGTCCTCCTGGATGCGTGACCTGCGTCTAGGCAAGGCCCGCATCCTGGCCTCCCGCAACATCCTGGAGACCACCAGCCCCGACGGCCCCCTCACCTTCGACCTGGACCGCGAGGTCTTCGTCCCCCTCGACACCCTCGACCGTGGCGACGACCTGCCGGCCAAGGAGATCCAGTTCAACATCCGGGTCGCCGAGCACCAGGCCACCGTGACCGCCCTGACCAACACCATCATCAACCAGGCCGGCTACTCCCTGGGCTCCTTCCAGGAGACCGACGACACCGACATCACCGCGACCGAGGTCAAGGCCCGCGAGAAACGCACCCTGACCACCAGGGGACGCAAGGTAGTGCGTGAGACCCGCGCCCTACGCCATCTCGTCGTCAAGGCCCTGGCCATGACCGGGCAGGGAGACGTCGAGGTGGATGTGGAGTTCCCCAACGCCGTGTCCGAGAACCCCCTGGACCAGTCCGCCGCCGTCGCACAGGTCAAGGCCGCCGGAGTCATGTCCCGCGCCATCGCAGTACGCGCCCTCCACCCCGACTGGGACGACGCACAGGTCCGCGAGGAGCTGGCCGCCATCGCCGCCGACAAGAGGGACGAGGCCAGCCTGGACGACCCCACCACCTGGCACCCCACCCACGACGAGAACGAGGACGAGTAGACAGGAGGGGTGAGGCCCCGTGGCCACCACCGACCTAGACGGGGCCTCACCCGACGCCCTCCTCTGGCAGGCCCTCGCCGCCCGCATAGGCCGCGCCTACAGGGACGCCGAGCTACGCCTTATCCGCCTCATCGCCACCTCCCTCGCCCGCGACATGGGCGCACCACAGTGGGCCGTCATCCGCCTGGCAGAGATCGAGACCATCCGCCGCAACGCCAACCACATCCTCATCAGCACCGAGGACGAGATCACCCGGCTCGTAGAGCAGACCCTGAACGCGGCCGCCGACGCCGGACAGGCCGCCGCCATCCGAGACCTCGACACCGCCGGGCTCCCCATCACCCCGCCCCCGGCCCTCCAGGCCGCCGTCGCCGTCATGGCCGCCGACACCATGACCTACCTGACCGGCATCCGCCCCATCGCCCTACGCTCTGTAGCGGACGGATACCAGGCCATCATCGAGAAGGCCACCCAAGCCGTGGTCCTTGGGGCACAGGCCCGACGAGACGCCACACAGGACGCCCTGACCGCGTTCGCCCGGCACGGCGTCACCGGCTTCACCGACCGGGCGGGCCGCGCATGGTCCATGGACGCCTATGGTGAGATGGCCACCCGCACCGGCGCCATGGCCGCCATGACAGCCGGACAGACCTCCACCCTCCTGTCCCTGGGGCAGCGGTTCGTGCGCGTGGACCACCACGGCTACACCTGCCCCAAGTGCGGCCCATGGGAGGGCAAGATCCTCTCCCTCGACGGCACCCCCGCCGGAACCGTCTACACCACCTCCACCGTCTCCGACGAGCTGGTGGCCGTGCCCGTGGCCGGGACGGTGGACGAGGCCAGGGCCGCCGGACTGTGGCACCCCAACTGCGCCCACACCATGACCGCCTACCTCCCCGGCGTCAGGACACCGCGCCACACGGCCCGCCCCACACCAGCGGGCGGCTATGAGGCGACACAGAGGCAGCGGGCGATCGAGCGGCACATCCGCCACCACAAGCGCGTCGAAGCAGCCGCCATCACCCCCGAAGCCGCCCACGACGCCCGCGTCAAGGCCCGCGCCTGGCA